CAAAGGAGGGTTTCGGGCTTGGGCTTGCCATAATGCGTAATATTGTGTCGATGCTTGGCGGAACAATCCGTTTGGACACAATAGTGTCCTAAACGTTTTGCAGGGTAAAGAGAAAAGGGTAGGTTTGTAATTGGAAACAAAGCACAGCTAGTGAAAGCTGTCACAAACCACCCTTTTCAATGGCAAATATAACACTATTCGCACAAGTAATCCGACTCATACCTCGAGAAATCATCCAACGATTAGTCAAGAAGCATGACACAGACAAGCATGCAAAGGGCTTTAACTCGTGGAGCCATTTGGTGACTATGATCTTCAGCCAATTCTCGGGTAGCGTGTCGCTACGTCAAATCTTAGAGGGGCTACAATCTGCTACGGGCAATCTCAATCATCTAGGTCTATCACGAGCTCCCTCCAAATCCAACATCAGTTACCAAAACGCCAATAGGACTTCTCAGTTCTTCCAAGATGTCTTTTATGCCCTCTTCCAATATTTGGGACAGCACAGGGGTTGTTTTCATCGTCAGAGGAAGAGACAACATCCAATTTGAGTCAATAAGGGAGAGAGATTTGCCTAATACGACGTCTCAAGAGATACTGAAAGATGAAGAGGTGAGACTGACTGGCGTAGAGACAGCGAGCAAGTACCCTAAGAAGATTCGTAGGATAGGCATCTACCATGTTCAAGGAGGTTACACGATTGACTTGTATACCAATGACTTTAAGCACGCAGCCAGCACTATTGCAGCACTATATCGCTCACGTTGGAAGATTGAGATCTTCTTTAGAAACCTCAAGCAAAACCTGCACATCAAAAGCTTTCTAGGAACCTCTCAAAACGCTGTCGAGATTCAGATTTGGACGGCTCTGATTACGATTCTCCTACTTCAATATCTCAAGCGAATAGCAAAACGCCCCTGGTGTCTCTCCAATTTAACAGCGTCATTGAGACTCAACACTTTCATCAATATCGACCTCTTTCAGTAGATAAATGAGCCGTTTTCACTGCCTCCGGACGAGCCCGAAATAGCATAGGGGGGGATACCCCCGTTTTTACCGCAAATGTCAAGGGGCGATTGACCCGTTTGACAGCTATCTCACACCCTTCGCCCGCCAAAAACGTTTAGGACACTATTGCAATCAAACAATATTCTCAAAAGAGATAAAGTACAGGTAAACAACGCAACTGTTGTAAGAATTGCTAGAAGCGTTTTATTACCGATTACACATATAAAGCCTATACTCCTAACATTGACAACCGTCCAAAAAGGGATTGAATATTTGCAGTACGGAACGAATATCGGGTGTTATTATTTATTAGTATTTATTTTCACCTTCTCTTCTTAAGGGATTTTGTTAGCAGCGCAGCTTGCTGTTGCAGTCTGATGAGAACTTGGGAATAGGTTTCAAGTTTGCCGAGCATTCGTTGAGCAGTGGCAACAGAATGATAAGTATTGAGGGCTTTCACGGCTTCATTGTACAGCACGCCTATCTTATTCATCATGGCGACGATTTCGGAGAGTTTATCCAAGTAAGGCTTCTTTGAAGGATCTTCCGTGATGACCTTAAAGGCTTCACCCAAAAGTCTTGCTCGGACAAAGTCGCTCTTCGTCTTTGCTCCCGATTTTTGATAGAGCCTGATAAGTGTTTGCTGGTCTTCGGAATTAGGTATCCTGATGTGCCATCTGTCCCATCGTGGATAGGTGGAACATCTGCCATCGGGCTTCTTTTGTTTCGTCATTTTCATTGCATCCTAATCACGACTTTGGAGTGATTTACCCCCCTTCGGGGCAAGGGTCTTTGTGGTACAAATGGCAATTTGTGGTACAAAGACACACCTTGCCAATATCAAGAATTGATGCCACCCCCTTAGGGGCATCTGCTTCAGATTAGGAATTAGCTTTTGACTTTCTGAGCTAAGTTTTGAGTCTGGTTAAGACTTGACTCAGTTTTGACTTGACTCAGTTTTGACTTGGCTCAGTTTTGACTTAACTCAGTTTTGACTTGACTCAATTTTGACTTGACTCAATTTTGACTTGAGTTAAAACCCACTTCTTGACCATACCAAATCTTGACTTACCCAACTCTTAACCGAAATCCCCTATGGCTTACTCATTTGACCGTAGGTAATTGTAAGTTCAGATTAAACGCTGAAAACGCACCGATGAAATCAACAGTCCCCAAAGAGGGACAAAAGCGTGCACACCGATGGAAGAATTGACACTCACCGAGAGATTGCATGCTCTCAATATCAGCGTTCTCAAGTTCAAATGAGTGTCCGCTAAACCGTATCTCAACTCACTTCTTTTACCCCTTTGTTCAATTACTTATTTCTCTTATATATAGGATTATAGTGCCTTTCAAGCATAGCTTGTATGTCGCTCTGTTTGTAGAGTATCTTGCCACCAATTTTGTGATAAGCTATTGTTCTACTGTCTCGGTACTCTTGGAGCGTGCGACTGCTCAGACGTAACAGCTTGCAGACTTCCTCACTTGTAAGGTAAACCTCTCCGCCCAACATAGGACGTGCAGTAGCACAATAACGCTCCAGCTTTTTCAAAACACCCTCCATAAGTTGTGCAAACATCTGCATTTGCGGGTCTTGTTGTGTAATGATTTCGTTCTCTGACATAGTTCATTAGGTGCTTGGGCTCAGTCTTTCTTTGCATTCAGTATCTCAGTGATGTCGCTCTCTTTATAGTAGCACTTATGCCCGACCATAGAGAACGGTATTTTACCCGTATCCCGATAGTGTTGCAGGGTGCGCTTGCTGATTCCGAGCCTACGGCATACGGCTTCATTGTCAAGCCATTCTTCCGTTTCGGGAGGACACCCGATAAGCCGTTCGATACGGTGGATGAAATCTGCAAAGGAGGAGCAGTGCTGCTCCCATGCCTTGCGGTCGATGATGATAAGTTTCATTGCATTGTTGTTGATTACGTTGTTAATACTCAGCAAACGAGCAGTTTTTCTGTCGATTGCCCTTCTTGTCGGATGCAAAAGTAACCCCTCTAAAGCGGAAAAAGAAAGAGTGAGGAAGAATAAGGAAATAGTTAGGAAACAAGGGAAATGGTGAATACAAAAGCCTAGGCTATTGCGGTAATGAGATGAGGCGCTGGTTCGTTCCGTACTAGCGAAAATAAAATCAGATCACTCTCGAGTGTTTGATTGCTTCGACATCTCTCTATCAATTAACAGAGCAAGAGCACACTCTTTGGCTTGATTGATTGGTAGAGTATTTGTCTTGTCGCTTCTTGCGTCCAAAGAGCCTGAGTATGCCGTATTCGTTCGGGCTTATTCTTTTGGCGGTTAGCCTATTGCTGCAAGGTTGGAGCGAAAAATACGACCGCACTAACAATCGAGTTTTTGCAAGTATGATAGTCCCAAAGTACAGAGAAAAGCCCTGCGGTGGAGATTTTTCACTCCATCCGCAGGACTTGACCTGGCAAGCAATCAAGGCAACCGCCATACCTTTGCCCGACCGAATATGGCTTCAGGTCTTTGAGGAAAGTTCACCTATAAAGGTTCAGATTGCGTTTTGTCTTGCTGTGCTATTGACTCGCAATAACCCTCAAAGGCAGAATGCTCTCTGTCAGTGAGTGCAGTCATATCCTCTTGTATCTTGTGATCGGTTATCTTCCCGTAGATTTGTGTTGTTCCAATATTGCTGTGTCCGAGCATTTTGCTGAGCGTTTCCATTGAGATCCCGTTGGATAGGCAAATTGTGGTTGAAAATGTATGGCGAGCCATATGAAAGGTCAAACCTTTCTCTATTCGGCATATCTGACCAATGTTCACACAAGCTAAAGACGCCTTGCGGGTGGTTAGGTTAGGGAATATCAAGTCGTCTACTTTCTTGTCTTTGATATAGAGTGAAAGGATTTGCTTGGCAATGGGCAAAAGTGGAATGATAGCTTCTACGTCCGTTTTCTGCCTTTTGATGCGGATTTCTTCCGTGCCGTCTGCATTACGGATGATATGCTTTAGCCTGAGCCGTTGCATGTCCACACGTGCCAGACCAGTAAAGGCACAGAAAAGAAAGAGCTGCCTTGCCCGTTCGAACTGCCTGTCAATGATGGGTGTTTGTAATACTCGTTGGAGCTCCTCCGTAGTGAGATAACGCCTTGTGTGGTGTGGCAGTTCCGCTTTGTAGTCCACAAAGGGGTCGATTCGGATATACTTCTTCTGCTGACCTATGCCGATAAGCTTTCTTAGGAAGATGACCACAATCTGAATGGTGGCAAGGGAAAGGTTGCGCTCTGATTTGAGATAGAAGTCCATCCCCTCGATAAAGCCGTAGTCCAACAATGAGTAGCGAATATCCTCCAGTCCCAATCGTTCACGCAGATAAGCCTCTATGAGTTGTGTGGCATAGATGTAGTTGGCAAAGGTCGGCTTGGCAATCGTTACCCCCACACAGGGACGTTTATCCTCAATGAAGAGATGTGCTTCTTCCAAAAGAAAACCTTTAGGTTTGTCTTCTTCTATGAGTTCACATTTCAGTAGCTCGGCTGTGATATAGCCACGCTGCCATACTAATTCTTGATACTTCGCTTTGGCTTGTTCCTCTTTGGCTTGGAGATAGCGGTTGATTTCCTTTATCTCTTCGCCCGTTCCCTTGCATCTTCCCTTACGACTATCCCAAAGTTCGGGAGCAATCTCCTTGCCCGTGCTGTATTGCACCTGCTTTCCGTCTATAGTGATGCGTCCCATAATCGGACATTTGCCGTTCTTCTTTTCTTTGGACCGATTGATATAGAATAGTGTTTTGAATGTACTTCGTGCCATAATATCAAAGCTTCAAGGTGAATGTATCTTGTATGCGTTGCTGCACATTTTGCATCTCTCGATGGATTCTCTCGGAGGAAACGGCAGCATATACTTGTGTTGTTCTCAGGTTGGTGTGTCCGAGCATCTGGCTCACTGTTTCAATAGGCACTCCTGCTGAGAGCGTGATGAGCGATGCAAAGGTGTGGCGAGCCATGTGAAAGGTTAGCGGGCTTTTCATACCGATACTTCTCTGTATGTAGTGCATGCCGTTGTGGATGATGTCGTTAGTCGGCACTTCAAAGACAAAACCAGCACGCTTACCTCTGTACCGCTCCATTATCGCCCAAGCAGGTGGAAGCACCTGTACACGATACGGGGTCTTGGTTTTCATTCGCTTGCCCTTGATGCAGAGTTCACCTTCTTCCAAGACAATGTTTTCCTCTCTGAGATTGCGCACGTCTGAGATTGCCAAGCCTGCAAAGCAGGAGAATACGAACAAATCACGGACAATACGGTAGTTCTCCCATTCTATCTCCAAGTCAATGATGCGTTGCAGCTGGTCTTGTGAGATGCTTCTCGGCTCACCTTTGGGACGTTCATAACTGTAGCCCAAGAACGGGTAAAAGTCCAGCACGCCTTTCTTCACCGCCATGCGGACGATGCTCTTCAAGGTGGATAGAGCACTTGACACGCTGCTACGTTTCAGTTTTCGGTCAATGGAGAGGTAGTACTCGAAACCCTCAATAAAGGCTTTGTCTAATTGTGAAAGGGGAATGTCGCTTACTTTATGCTTCTTCTGCAGATACTCACGGAGCAGGGATAGCTGATAGGTACGGAGCTTGAATGTCTTCAAGGCTCTATCAATGCCTATGCGTTCCTTGGTCTGTCTGAGATATTCCTCAAAACTCTGCAAAAGCAGGGCTTGACAGTGGATTTGCCCCTGATAAGCATCCCTCACATCGGTGGCGGTAAAGGATTCTTCTCTTTCACTGAGTTCGTGGAAGCGTGCGTGGATGAGTGCGGTGCATTCACCGAGTTTCTGATTGACGGACACCGCCATAGCACTTTTGCCGATGAGCCGTTGCTTACGGCTATCCCATAGGGCGATCGGAGTCTTACACTTGGTGGAGAACCCCGAATGGGTTCTGCCTACGGAGATGCGCCCGATGACAGGCACAAGTCCTTTCTTGTCGGTTCGTCTTGCCTGAACAAAGAACGATACTTTCAGTTTGTTTTCTTTCATCCTTCTGTCGTTTTTCTCAATTCCCTTTGCTTGCAAAGGTACAGTGAAACAGGTGCTTTTGAGCGATGCAGAACGATGAATGATGATGAATAAAAAACTGTGGAGCAGTTGTTTAGCTTCAATTCGTAACCCCTCTTTGCTTTTTCTTCGATGGGTTACGATGTGGTAACGGAACTACTGCCGTTTTATGCTCGTTTTCGCTTACCCTCAAAATAGCAAGAAAGCCTAAACGATGCTATTTCAAATAGTTACATCCATTGCATATCCCGCTATTTCCCTTAATTCTTAACTCCCGATTATGCCCGCAAAATGGCACTCGACATGCGCATGATAGACCCGAATTACGAAGATCATCCCGACAACAAA